GCTTGCCGCTGGTGATCGTCGCGCGCTTCAGTTTGTTGCTGTCGCTCGCATCGAGGATCAACACCTGATCGCTCGCGGCGAACGTCACCGACGCCGGGCTGATGTTCGCCAGCTTCGCGGGCGTCAGAGCGCGCGTGTCGTCGGTGCCGTTGTTGGTTTCGGTCTGCGTCGCGATCTCGATGCGCCCGGCGGCGCTCTCGGTCGCGTCGGCGACCCCGAGGTTCGTGCGCGCTGCGCTCTCGGTCGATGCGCCGGTGCCGCCGTTTGCCACCGAGAGCGGGATCGCTGCGGGACCGCTGGTGATGGTCGAGAGGTTGAGATGCGTGAGCAGCGCGTTGAATTTGTCCACCAGATCGGCCAGTTCCGGCCGAGCCTGTTTTGGATCGTCGGTCGCTGCGTCCAAATGGACCTTCGTTGCTGAAGCCGGGAGCGTCATGCTTGCGGTCCTCTCAATTCGATATCGACGGTCGCGTTGGCGAGCGTGTTGCTGGCATTGTAGACCTTGAATTCAGCCGCAGGCTCGCCGTTCACCGTCTGCGTTTTCGAGATCAGTTCCCACGACCAACCAGCGCCGACGTTCTGGAGCGCCAGGATACGGGCGGTCGAGATCGCCGCCAGCTGGCCGCGCGCCCCGATCTTGAAATGCCCCGCCGCCACCGACGAGAACCACGACGCCGTCTCGGTCGCCGTGTTCACATCTTCATACGTGTCGGTGTAGCTGCTGGACGAGATGATCGTGGTCAGACCCGACAGAACCGGCGTCGTGTCCGCGACGCTCGCGCGGATCTGCACATAGCGCTTGCCCTCGGACAGCGCGAGCGCAACCCACGAGCCGGTGACGGTGCCGTCCGCCGTGGTGCCGGTCTTCATCTCCAGCGTGACGGTGCCATTCGCCACCGCCGTCACCAGCGGCGTGAACGTCACATCGGCCCCGAGGTCGAGCACCGGCGTCTCGTAACGGATCGGGCTGTTGTTGGTCAGGATGTTGTCCCAAGTCGCGGGCAAGCTTGACCACGCACTCGGGAGGTTCGACCAGTTCTGGCTGCTCGTAGCGTGCAGCGCGTTGTCGGCGTCGAGGAAGCACGAGGTCTTCGTGCCGGGCCACGCAATCGATTGCTCGATCCGCTGGATCAGCACATCGCGCAATGGCGGATCGCCGAGCACAGCGGACGCGATGAAGCGCGCGTCGGTGCTTTCGTTCCCGCTGCTGTCCACGGTCTTGATTGCGAACCAGTACGTCCCCGAGGCCAGATCCGCCGTCTCGTAGGGCGACGAGATAAGCAGCCCTTCATGCAGCGGCGTCATCGAGGACCAGTCGGTCGTCGAGGTGGTCTTGTAGCGGATGCGGTAGCCGCCGCCGCTGCGGACATCCGCCGGGACGGTGGCTAGGCTCCAAGTGAAGCGCCGCGTGCCATCCGCGATGCGCGCGACCTGGAACGTGTCGGGGCGAGGTGGCGGCGCGGACTTGCCCACTACGACATGGCCCGTAACGGTCACCCAGCCGGACACCACGCCGAGGCCCGAGATCGAGCGGACCCGCACATCGTAGGCGGTGCTGTCCTCGACCGGCGCGATGTAGCCGACGGTGACCGAGGCCGAGGACAGCACGCTATCCCAGTCGGCTTCGGCGCTCTTCTTCCAGGCCAATTCGTAGTTCGCCACGCGCGCATCGCTCGGCGCGGTCCATGTGGCCTTGATGCGGCTGATCACCGAGCCCTCGGCCAGCTGGAGGATCTCGGCGTCGCCTGACGCCAGGACCAGCGACGACGGCGCGGAGACGCTGAAGGGGTTCGGCAGGTCGGTATCTGGCGCAGGATCGATATCGACCTCGTCGGTGCCGGCGGTCCAATCGTACACGGTGGACGCGATCTCCCGCAGGTCGAGATCGACGCCGAGGCTGCCGTCACCATCGGCCACGAAGCGCAGGCCGGTGACCTCGAATGCCTTCGCCGTCCAGCCCATGCGCGTGTTCGTGAGGCCGACCACATCGCCCGGCACCAGCCGGTATGCCGTGAGCTTCGCCGCCAACTGCACGCTGATCTGCTGCCGCGCGCGGCGCAACTCGATGCGCGCGAGACGCTGCGCTGTCGCCGCCGAGGTCGTGAACGGCAGATCGATGTCGCGCCAGAGCTTCTCGCCGCCGTCGTCGGTGACGGCGGTCGAACTTGAGACCGGTGGGAAATCACTCGCCTGCCATTTGTTGTCGGGGCTCACGAACGTGCCCTTGACCCCGTTCGCCAGATCCCGGCGGCTCAGCCGCGACGACACGCGGATCGGCCCGCGCAGATCGGCTTCGGTCAGCGTGATGGACGGCGCGGTGTACGCGCCAGCGAAGATCGACCACGTCCCGCCGACCAGCGACGCGCGGCCAGCCATCGCGCCGGTCATCGAGGCGATGATGTCTCTGGGCCGCTGCGAGGTGTCGAACGTACCGTTCATCGTGTATCGGTCTTCGGTGCCGCCCGCCGCCAGCGTCACGTTCTCGTCGCAGACATTGGCGGCGGCGATCAGGTCCGTCTCATCGATGCGCGTGGCATAGTCCACGCCCAGGCCGCGCACCGGATCGGTCAAGTAGTCGGCGAGGCAGAGCGCGGCGTTCGCGCTCCAGGCGGTCGTGCTGGTGCGCGGGTCGTAGACCTTCTTGCCCTTGATGATGGCGGTGATGTTCGGAATGCCGCTCGCAAACAGGTCGGAGTTGTGCGTCAACCGGACGTACACACAAGCGCGGCCGCGCTGCCGGTGATCGGCGGTCCATTTGTCGGACGCCTCGGTGATGAGGTCGGCGAACGCCGTCTGCGTGTCAGTGCCGAGCTTCTTCTGGACGCGCACGAAGCCCGCGTATTTCCCGGTCGCGTTGCCAGAGCCATCGAGCGGAACGACCTCGTCATCGAAATATATGTCGCCGATCTCCTCGACCTCGTGCCCGGCCAGCGTGATGATCAGGTGCAGCTTGGAATTGCCGTCGGTGGTGTGCAAGAACGTGATCGCACCGCCGGTCCGCACTTGGCCGTAGATCACACGCCACGGCGTGATCGGCTCACGCACGGTCTGCGTGCGGGCGGCACCGGCGAAAGGATCGGAGAGTTTCGGCAGCTTCGGCTTGAAGATCGAGCCCGCAACGGCCGAGATCGAGATCGCGATCACGGCGTTGACCGCGAACGCTCCGACCGTTGCGGCGGTGCCAGTCGCGCCGAGCGCGGCGACGACGATCAAGCCAATGTCAGGCATCGCCGACCGCCCATGCAGCGACGATCCGATGCGCGGGCACCATGACAAGCCCGCCCTCGGTCGTGCAGGCCACACGCGACCCGGCCACGATGCCCGCCGCCTCCACGCCGCCGATCTCGACAAGCGCCACATCGCCGCGCCTGGCCATCCTGACATTGTTCATCGCCGGGCCGAGCGCGCGCGTCCACGCCGCCCGCAGCCCGCCATTGCTCAGCAGATACATGGTCTCGACTGCCCCGGCTTCGTCGGTGTACTGGCCGCGATACATCGCCGCCGGGTCAACGTCGGTCATCGCCAGGACGCAATCGGCCGCGAACAGGCCGCAGTCGTGAACGCCCCATTGGAAGGGCTTGTCGCGCGCCGCCTCAAGCGCGGCGGCGAGCCTGCTAGGCCAGTCCTCTCGGCGGGTCAGCATCAACGGCCCCATGTGATCTGCGCGTCCTGGAGCGCGGCGACATAGTCGAACCCAAGGTCGCCGGGGTAATCGATCGATTGATCCTCGGGAGTATAGCGCCGTTCGCGGGCCCTTTCTAGGTCGATCAATTCGCTCTCATAGCTGATCGAGATTGTGGCGGTGTCGGGTCCGTCCTCGATGGCCGGAACGTCGAGCCTGCCCTCAAATTGTAGCACCGGGTCCGCCACGATGGAGCCACCCGAGAAGAAGGCGCGGTAGACGCGGCCGGTCCTGCCGGACCGCGCGTCCCCGAGGGCGGCGGCGAGCAGGTCAGACGGGATGCCCGACAACGAAACAGTCAGGCCCGAGGCCCGGATCTCGTTGGTCTCATCGATGGCCGAGATCCCGAGGAGCGTGCCGACGCCGGACCAGGTCTGCCCATTCCAGGACAGGTTCCCGACGCCGGACCAGAGCCTGACCCAGCCCGAGGCGAATTCGCCCTCGAACAGCAAGCCGACCTCGACGGACGCGGCTTGCAGCTGCGTGATGACGGATGCGGTGAGGTCGCGCGCCATCAGATCGCCTCCACCGCGCCGAATGACAGCCCGTAGATCGACGCCTCGTCCACCGACCACTCGGCGTCATTTGACGCGAGGCGGAACAGCCCGACGGTGTTGGTCGTCACGACCACCGCGTTGTCCGCAGGGCTCTCGCGCAGCCTCGGCCAGATGTCGAGCGTCATGGCCCCCGCAGCAGCGGTGGCATCGGCCAGCACCTTATAGAGCCGTGCGCCGCCGCCCGTACCGACCTGAAAATAGTCGCCACGCTTGGCGGTGGCTCCCGCCGAAAAGCCGTCGATGGTCAGCGTTTCGCCAGTCTGCCCTGCGCCGCTCACCAGCGGCGTGCCAGCCCATGTTCCGCGCGGCGCTGCCCCGGCTGGATCGCCGAGCAGGAACGTGCCCCATCTGCCGCGCAGCGAGGTCAGCATGCCGATCCATTCCTCAGCGTCGGCGCGCTTCATCGGCGGGAGCGTCACATCCGCCTCCCACCACGCGCCTTGGTGGCGGACCAGCTGCTGCTGGCCGGTGAACGGGCTGATCGACGCGCCGACGACATTGCGAGCGCGTAGCGAGATCGACCGGATGCCTGTCGATGGGATCGAGAGCGGATAGGTGATCGGCATGGCTCAGGTCCCCATGGCGCTTGCGAATGTGCCGCCGCGCATCCTGGCGTCGGCCACCGCATCGACCGTCTGACGCTTGATCGCCGGCATAAGCGCGGCGATCTCCGCGCGGACGGTCTGGGCGACGCCGACCGAGATGTTGATGGTCTGGTGGACCACGGTGCCGCCAGCGGATTGACCGTTGGGGATGATTTGCCCATGACCTCGGGGCACAAACAGTTCCGGCCCCTCCTCTCCGACGATGATGGGCCGCCCGCCAGCGACCGGCCCGCCATCGGCGAAGCCGGGCAGGCCGAGGTCAGTCGGGCCGAGCGCAGCGCCAACAGTTGCCGTTCCCGGCCCGAAGAGGCCGCCGAGGAAGCGAGACGCCATTCCGGCCAGCGGCGTCGTGACCGTCTGCCGCAGCACCAGCCGCGCCATGTCCTGGGCGATGCCGCCGAGGACGTTGCGGAAGCTCTGGCCCTTGACGATGGCGTCCTCAAAGGCGCTTTCGAAGGTCAAGCCCAATTCGCGCGCGATGTCCTTGGTGTCGGCGGATGTCCGATTGACCCGCTCCCATGCCTGTTCCGCCGCGCGGGCGTACTCGTCATGGGTGAGGCGTCCGGTGTCGAGCAGTTCGTTGAGCCGGGCCAGTTCCTCGGCGTATGCAACGGCCGGGTCGATCTGAGCCTTGATCCGCCGCGCCTGTTCATCGAGCGACTGGCTGTGACGGTCTATCGCCGTCGTGGCGTTCTGGTAGTTCTCGGCCGCGCGGGCCAGGAGCGCGTTGTATCGCTCCTGGTCGATTGATCCGGCCTCCAGGGCGTCGCGCAGCATCACCTGCTGCCCGGCGTATTTCTCGGCGGCGGCGGCGACCGGGTCCAGCGACAGGATCGTCTGCCGGATCGCGGCGGAGTATGCCAGTTCCTGCCGCGTCGCTTCCTCGGCCGCGCGAGCGGCGTCTCGGATAGCCTCGGCCTCGCGCTTCTGTTGCTCCTCAAATTCCTCGCCGCGCCGTTTCAGGTTGGCGGTGCTTTCCTGCGCCCTCTCCTGATCCATAATCAAGCGGTCATAGGTCGAGATCAGATCGTTCAGCGCCTTGATCTGAGCCTGGATCGCGGTTACTTCGCGCGCAGACTGCCCCTCGACCACACCGCCGAACTCGGCCGACACGCCGCCAGCGAACGCCGACTGCGTGCCTTCCAAAGCACGCCGCTGCTCGACCAGATCCGCACGCAGATCGCGCAGACGCTCGACTGCGATGATGCCCGGTTGCGCTGGGTCTTGCTTCTTGGCCTCGTCCTGTAGCTTGGCAATCGCATCCTCTAGTCTTGTGACGGCGTCCGTCGCTCCCTTTGCTGCGGAAGCGGCCTCCCAGATCTTGTACCCGAGCGCGCCGATAGTGATGATCGCGCCGGCAATCGCGCCCCCAGGTCCGAACGCGCCGAGAAATTGGCTCGACTGCTGAGAGAATGCCAGCAGCGCCGATTGCCCCCCCTGCACCTGGACAGCGAAGTCCTGCACCTGGTAGCCAGCAGACTGAAAGGTGCCTCGCATCATCCGGCCCGAGCCGGAGACGGTAGCCCCCATCTGCGATGCGGTGCGCTCAGTCTGCCGCATCGACTGCTGAACCGATTCAAATGCGGCGCGCGTTTCGTCGGTCGCCTGGATCCCTAGTTTCAGCGGCGGCACGGTCACGACGTTTTCTCCCGCCGGATCTTCTCGTAGGCGATCCAGCCTCGATACTCGTCAACGGTCATCGCCATCACATCGGCGACGCGCATGTGGAGCCGATCCGCGAGGCTGTAGAGCGCCATCTCCTCGGGATCGGCCCTTAGTTTCCCGCGCGTTCCTCGACGGTCGCCACGCGCGAAATCTCCGCCGCCATCCATTGCACGATGGAAGCCGGACAGCGGCGCATGAGCGTGTCGCGGTCCTCCA